GCGTCCTCGAGCTCTACCGACGATGGAAGGGGAACGTCATCGTCGACGGCTACGGCCCGGCGTCCTCGTTCGTCGACCCGCTGAAAGCGCTCGGAGTTCCGATCGTCGTCTACCGGACGGCGGACGTCGTCGCAGCCTGCGCGCTCTTCTACGACGCCGTTCTCGACAAGGCAATAAAGGTCAAGAGCGACGACCGACTCGATAAAGCGATCGCCGCAGCTACACGCCGAGCGGTCGGTCAGACGTGGCTCTTCCAGCGAAACACCCCGGACGCCGACATCTCACCGCTCTACGCGATCCTCCTCGCATGGCACTCGGCTACTCAGAAGAAGAGCGCCGTCAAGTCTCGAAGCGCCATCTACTAGACTTCGTCCCCTAATGGCGCTCCGAGACTTCTTCCGCCGCGAGAAACGCGCGAACGGCTTCGGCTTCACCTATCCGAACGTCTACGTCGACGAAGCCGGACGGATGGGGCGACTCTTCCCGGACGTGAACGCGGGCGTCATCGTCGACGAGACTTCGACGCTCTCCGTCCCCGGAATCTGGCGAGCAGTCACCCTCATCTCTGACGCGATCGGCGGACTACCGTTCCACGCCTACCGCTCCGAAGAGTACGTCGACCCGCAGCCGAACCTACTGATAAAGCCCGTCGCAACGGAGACACGCATCGAGACAGTCTCTGCTATGGTCGCCTCCCTCATCATCCACGGGAACTACGTCGCGATCCTCGGAGAGCCCGGCGTGAACGGCTACCCGGACTCGTTCTACCCGGTCGCAGTCCACCGGGTACAAGTACGCCGCGAGAACGGCGAACTCATCTATCGCATCGAGAACCGGGACTATTCGGCGGACGAAGTGCTCCACATAAAGGGCTTCTCCATGCCGGGCGAGCACGTCGGCTACGGAATCCTCTCAGCTCAACGGCAGGCGATCGGCGGAGCCGTCGCCGTAAACACCTACGCCCAGCGCTACTTCGACGGCGGCGCGCAGCCGACCGGAATCATCTACTCCTCTAACCCCGACCTCTCGCAAGAAGAAGCCGACGCCCTCAAGTCCGCATGGCTTCGACAGTACGGCGGAACGAAGCGCACCCCCGCAGTCCTCAACGAGTCGACGAAGTTCCAGCAGCTCAGCGACAATGCGAAGGACGCGCAACTTCTCGAGACACGCGCGTTCTCCCTCACGGAGATCGCCAACATGATCGGACTCCCCGCCTACTATCTCGGCGCACCGAACTCGTCCCGTACCTATTCGAACGTCTCCGAGGAGAACCTCCAGCTCGTGCGATGGTCGCTCATGCCGTGGATTCAGCGCATCGAGCAGAAGATGACGGAGTACCTACCGCGCGGACAGTTCGCGAAGATGAACGTCGACGCCCTCCTCCGCCCGGACACGAAGAGCCGCTACGAAGCTCACAAGATCGCACTCGACGCAGGCTTCCTGACGCTCGACGAAGTGCGCGAACTCGAGAACCGTGAACCCCTCGACGAGACGACCAGCGAAGAGCCCGTTCCTGCCGAGGTAGTCTCAACACACGAAGAAGAAAGCGACACCGAAGAGGACTCCAGCGATGACGATCGAGCGTAGGAACTACGACGCGACCCTCGAGATCCGTTCCGAGGGAGACGGTCGGACGATCGTCGGGATCGCCGTACCCTATGACGTCGAGCAGCGCATCTCGCCGAACCTCGTAGAAGTCTTTAGAAAGGGCGTCTTCCGTGACGTCACCCGCGCAGCGAACCGCGTCAAGCTTCTCTTCCAACATAAGACGGACGCACCGATCGGGCGGGCGATCATGCTCGAAGAACGAGACGGCGGACTGTATGGCGAGTTCCGGATCTCGAAGACCGAAGCCGGAGACGAAGCTCTCGAGCTCATCCGGGACGGCGTCCTCTCGAACCTCTCCGTCGGCTTTCAGCCGCTCAAGGATGAGAAGCGCGCCGGGGTAGTGAACCGCATCAAGGCTCACCTCGCGGAAGTTTCGCTCGTCACGTTCGGCGCTTACGGTGACGCCGCGAACATCGTCGCCGTCCGTCAAGAGATCGAGAAGCCGAACCTCGCTTCGATCGAGAAGCTCGTCGCGAAGGTTCGCAAGTGATCTCGAAGAACTACGACATCACCTCGACTCGGCAGATCGTCGTAGCAGCCGACGACTTCCATCGGAGCGTCTACATCCAGATCGTCGGGAACTCGACCGTCTACGTCGGCGGCTCAGACGTCACGTCTTCGAACGGCCTCCCCTACGCGAAGCACTCTTCGCCGCACACCGTCGAAGTCCCGCAGCGTGAAACTCTCTATGCGGTATGCGCGGACGGCGTCACCGAATCTCTCCGGGTACTTCTCCCGAACCTCGACTAGCCGTCATGCCGTGGCACATCGAGACGGCTAATCCCGACTGTCGCTCCGGGTATGCGGTCGTAAAGGATGAGACGGGCGAGGTCGAGGGCTGCCATAGGACGCGCCGGGAAGCGCTCGCGCAGCTCGCCGCCCTCAACATCGCAGAAGAGCGCACGATCTCGGAGGAACGTCAAGAGGGCTACGTCCCGACGGACGGAATGGTCGCCGAAGCTCGTCGCGGGCTCGAATGGCGTCAAGCGTTCGGACGTGGAGGAACTCAGGTCGGAGTGGCGCGGGCGCGCGACATCGTGAACCGTCGCCGCCTCTCGAGGACGACGGTCGTCCGTATGGCTTCCTACTTCGCTCGTCACGCGATCGACAAGAGAGCTCAGGGGTTCCGACCCGGCGAACCCGGGTATCCGTCAGCCGGGCGGATCGCGTGGGCGCTATGGGGCGGAGACGCCGGGCAGACGTTCGCGCGCTCGATCATCGCATCCTCGCGCTCCTTGCCAGAATCACCAGAGACCCGCTAGCATCCATCTCAGGCCGCACCCTCGGCCCGCGAAGAGCGCACCCGGCGAAAGCCGCACCCGCCACGCGGAGCAACGAGCACCCGGTGAGCAACATCAGCACGACACACACACAAGGACTAACACCGTGAACCCATTCCTCACCCGCCTCCACGAGCAGCGCTCGCAGAAGGCCGACCTCATCGACGCCACTCTGAACCGCGCAGCGGAAGAGAACCGCGACATCTCGGAAGTCGAGACGGCGAACGTCGCCGCCCTCGCGAAAGAGATCGAGAAGCTCGACGAGCGCATCGCGCAAGTCACCGACATCGAGACCCGCAAGGCCGCAGCAGCCGAACTCGCCCGCAAGGTCGACGGCTCGAAGGTCGAGACTCGCGAAGCAGCTCCCGCTCGCGTCACCCGCGAAGCCCGCACCTACCGCCCAGAGGGAGACTTCTCCTTCCTGCGTGACGCCTACGCCGCGCACGTCGTCGGCGACTTCGCCGCCCGTGAGCGCATCGAGCGCCACATGAACGAAGAGCGCATCGAGAAGCGCGACGTCGGAACTTCGGCTTTCGCCGGACTCGTCGTCCCGCAGTTCCTCACCGACCTCGCCGCTCCTCTGGCTCGCGCAGGCCGACCGCTCGCCGATCGCGCACGTCGCCACGCCCTCCCCGGCGCAGGCATGACGCTCTCGATCTCGCGCGTCACGACCGGCTCCGCCGTCGCCATTCAGACTGAAGGCTCAGCCGTTCAGGAGACCGACATCGACGACACGAAGCTCGACATCGACGTAAAGACGATCGCAGGTCAGCAGAACGTCAGCCGACAAGCTCTCGAGCGCGGCACGGGCATCGACTCGCTCGTCATGGCAGACCTCGTGAGCGCGTATCACACGAAGCTCGACGACGAACTCGTCGCAGCCCTCGAAGCGAACGCGAACATCCCTCTCGTCACCTACACCGACGCGAGCCCGACCGTCGCCGAGCTCTACCCGAAGATCCTTGACGCCGTTCAGAGGATTCAGACCGCGTTCTTCGCAGGCCCGAACTTCATCCTCTGCCACCCGCGCCGTCTCGCGTGGATCCTCGCAGCAAGCGACACGACGGGCCGACCGCTCGCCGTTCCGTCGCCGAATGGCCCTATGAACGCCGTCGCCACGGGCGCAGGCTCCGTTCAGTACGGGAACTCCGGCTACTCGATCGCCGGACTCCCGGTCATCACGGACGCGAACTGTACGACCGACACCAACGGCACGGGCGGAACGGAAGACATCATCACCGTCGGGAACCTTCAGGAGCTCCACCTCTGGGAGAGCGCAGGCTCGCCCTTCATGCTCCGCTTCGAGGACGTCAAGTCCGCGGAGCTCGAAGTCAAGATGGTCGTCTACGGATACGCCGCGTACACCGCGAACCGTTACCCGACGGCCTTCTGCCGCGTGAACGGAACCGGAACCGCCGCACCCGTCTTCTAACTCGTAGGCCTCGCGGAAGGCTCGGATCGGTAGCGGCATGATCCGAGTCTCCGCGGGCTATAGAGCAGGACGGACGATTACTAAGGCTTCGTCCCGGCTCGGCGTCGAGCAGGCTCCTCTCGCCTCCTTGAGTCGAGCCGCAGACGATCCGCTTCCGAGCCGGGGCGATTCATCTCCTAAGAAGCGGAAGAGGAAGAAGTAGATCATGGCTATTACGAACGGCTACGCGACACTTGCTCAGTTTCAGGCTTACGCCAACATGAGCACCGTCACCGCGGACGAGACGACGACGATCGAGAAAGCGATCGAAGCCGCCTCGAGGACGATCGACCGTATCGCTAATCGCCGCTTCTGGATGGATACGAACGCGACCGCCCGCCTCTACCGGACGACCGACTTCTACACGCTCTTCGTTGACGACATCGGCTCGACATCCGGGCTCGTCGTCGCACTCGACGCCGACGGGAACGGGAACTACACGGACGTCCTCACGCTGAACACGGACTACATCCTCGACCCGGTCACCGCCCCGCAGCAGGCTCGACCGTATACGCGCGTAACGATGGTCGGGACGGAGACGTTCCCTCTTCCTATCTCGCGTCGTCCTCAAGTTCAGGTGACGGCTAAGTACGGATGGTATAACGGCACTCCACCCGACGACATCGTCGAAGCCTGCCTCATCCTCTCAGCCGACTACGTCAAGCGCGCCTCGAGCGTCGGCGGCGTCCTCGGCCTCTCCGAACTCGGCGCGATCCGTATGAGCCCGCTCGGACGCGACATCGGCGCGATCGTGCGCGCCTACCGTAAAGAAGTCCTCGGATGATCCCCTCGACAGTCCGGGACAAGCTGAAGCTCGCGCTCAACATCACCGGGCTCCGCGTCTACGACACCGTCCCGGATAACGTCATCCCGCCCGCAGCGGTCATCGGTCAGCTCTCGCTCGACTTCGATCTCGTCTTCGCTCGCGGAGCAGACTCCGCGACGTGTGACGTCATGGTCATCGCCGGACGTATGAGCGAACGAGCCGCGCAGGACTACCTCGATAACCTCCTACAGTCGACCGGGAACTCGTCGATAAAGACGAAGATCGAATCCGACCAGACTCTCGGCGGCTCCGTTACGAGCGTCCGCGTAGTGCGCGCCGAACCCGTCTCGATCACCGTCTCCGGCGTCGAAATGCTCGCTTACCGCTTTCAGGTGGAGCTCTGGGGCTAAGATGAGCGCCATGAGATACCGCGTCACGTCGCGCCGACTCGTCGGAACCGCGGAAGGCGACCTTATCTCAGCAGAAGGGCTCGTCGCTCTCGGGCATGATCCGCTACACGCGGAAGCCTGCGGTCACGTCGTAGCCGTGGAGTATGCTGAACCGAAGAAACATCGAGGAGCCCGTAAGGACGCCTCCGACTCAGAGAAGGACTAGAATCGCATCATGGCAACAGTTACCGCACTCGGCAAGGCGACCGTCTTCACGGTCGGCGGCGTCGACCTGAACGATCAGCTCGTCTCGATCACCATGACGAAGACCGTCGAAGCGCTCGACGCGACGACTCTCGCAGACACCGCTCGCCGTAACGCGGCAGGCCTCGAGAACTCGGAGACGACCTTCACCGTCCTCGGCACGTTCGCTACGGGCGAAGCGATTCAGACGATCTTCGGCGACGTGGGCTCCGAGCATACGATCGTCTTCGAGCCTCTCACCTCCGCACCCGGCGCTAGCTCGCCGAGGTATACACACTCGAACGCCTTTCTCGCCGCAGCCCCGATCGTGATAAACGTAGGAGAGCTACTTCAGGTAAGTGCCACGTATGTCGGAGGCTCGATCGCGCAGGCCGTCGCCTAGTGCTCGACATCTCCGTAACCGTCAAGCGGAAGGACGGAACACAAGACACCTTCCCCGTCTACGCCGACTCGCAGATCGCTTTCGAGCGATGGGCGAAGACATCTATCTCCGCAGCGTTCGACCCGTCCGGGAAGCCGAAGATGGAATCGCTCTACTACCTCGCATGGCTCGCGGAGAAGAACTCCGGGAAGGTCGTGAAGAGCTTCGACGAATGGATAAAGGACATCGCCG